GGAACCAGTGATAACAGCCTCGGAATTGGTATTGTTCGTACCAATGTACCCTTGGGCAGTACCCAAGAATAAATCATCACTAAATTGAGGCATTTTAATCTCCCTGTGGCTTGAACCACTCGGTTGAAAGAAAGGGGCTGCTGTTACACAGCCCCCATGTGATTACACTCCGGGCGTACCGTAAGCGCAACGAGGATCGGTGAAGCCGATGTCGTAACGTTCGGTCGCTTTGTAGCGCATCGTGTCGGTCTCAAAGTCGCCTTCCATCGTCTTTTCCAAACGACGGCGCATCAGGAGCTTGAAGCCCTCTGGAGCATCCGTCTGCACCCACCAAGCGGTGGACGAGGTCAAACGTGACAGGACAGCAGCGCCTTCATCCAACAGCCCAATGGATTTCACTGGGTTGATGTCGTTGTTGGCGTTGCCAGCGCGGAGAACGGACTTCAACAACACTTCCGCTTGGAAGATGTTGCCCGGCGCGACGATCAATTGGCGAGGAACCAATCGAATCTTCTTGCCGTTGTTGTCCACCGCCTGACGGACTTGGATCAGCATTTGCTCTAACGACGTTTGCGAAAGAACCGCAGCGGTCGCCAGTTGGTTGCTGAAAGTGCCGTTGACGATCGGGTGCGCGGTGTTGATCAAAGATACACCGTCGCCGCCCGGATAGGCGCTGTTGAAGGCCGTGTTAAGCACGTTCGCAGCTAACAATTCTTTGGTTTCAACCAAGGATTGCGCCAAGTGACGGGCATAAGTTTGACCAATGCGAATATGGTCGCCGTCTTCCACAAGCACTTTGGTCAGCGCGAACGCTAAACCATATACCTTGTACAGGTAACGCTTGAGGAACAACACACCACCCTGTTGATACGTTACAGGCGTACCGTCAGGCAATTGTGGCGCTGCGCCAAATCCGTAAAGGACAGGCTCTTCATGGTAATTACGAGGAATACCGTCCTCTTCACGGAACACGCGGCTCCATTCGTCCGCGCGTTGATCATAGACTCCATCGAAACATTCGTTGAGAATTGGCTCAACGATCGAACGGAAGTCTGTACTTCTCATCGGTGCTGCCATTTTAAATTACTCCTTAATTACACAACTGCGGTAAAGTTACCGAAGAATTGTGAGTAGGCACACACGACACGCACGATTGTGTACGCATCGCCCCAAGCGTTATCAACATACGGAGCAAGGTCAACGACTCGCATTTGACCTTGGGAACCGTTAGCGACAGCGCTGCTGGCGTTCAACGTGCAGCTCGACAAACCAGTGGTCGAAGAACCATTGGCAATGTCTGAACTGAAGTTGTACTCGCCACCGATGGAAGATTGAGTCATCGAGCCATTCGCCTGAATTTCATAAACGATGTTGGAATCATTGTAGAAATAGGCGGTGCAAGTTCCCGCCGTGTAAGCGGTATTTGCTGGCCAGTAGTTAGAAACACGAGCGCGACCAGTCGTGTCAGTCCACTGGACACCCGCGAACGCACCAACCCAAGCGCTGCCAGCAGTGGCAGGTTGAATCGTTCCGTTCGTACCAGAGTTTCCAGCAACACCGTACGCAACAGGTTGCCCTTTATAAATGTTCGAGGAGAACCCCGAACTAATGCCGCCAGCAAGCGCCTGAGCGCGATCCAGACCAGAGGGGTGGAAAGCAGGGCGCAAGCCAAACGGAGCTGATACTGCACTCATCGTAACTCCTTATCCCGCGAATTGCGGGGTTCTGTTGGTTTGCTGTTCAATAGAACCGAAGCCTTCACCTTCAACTTGGAGTAACGGACGACCGTTGCTGTCTCGACCGCCTTGGAGATTTTCTACCTGAACCTTAATCTTTTCAGCTTCCTCTTGCGGACGCTCGTGGTGCTGATAAAGCATAATGTCCTGATATATTTCCATCGGCAATTTAAACAATAACATCTCATTGCATGAGATAAATCCAGTGTGTTCACCAGACTTAACTCGATAATCGTCATACCCGGGGTACTCGTCTGCTTTCACAGGTATGTAGCCCATACGCATACGCTTATCAATGCTGTCGTACGAATTCGTGGTGGAAAGCCAGCACAAGTGCCAACCATCCATCGGTGTTAACTTCGGCAATGCTGATTGTGTTAACTCCTCGCTCCACGCCCTGCGGCGTTCCTGCTTGGACATTAACTTTTCCTCCGCCGCTGCTCGGTTAGCTTCCCCGTTAGATCGGTCTTCGCGTCCTGCTGCGTTCAAAGATTTTTTGAGTCTTGATTCCATGATTTATTCCCCTTGGATTAACGTTTGTTGGCACGATCGAACGAAATAAATTGCTCGATCATCTTTTTCTTGCGGACTGGGTTTTCCCAAGCACCAGCTTCTTTCATCGCCTTTACCCGATCTGGGGAAAGGACAAACTGGTTGCGATTTACGCCCCCATAAGCTGCTGATGCTTCTCGTCCGCTACTAGCCACAACATTCCTCGGTCTTCTAACCTCAGTGGAATCATCGTCATCCTGATTGTATAACTCTGGCGCAGCACTTTGCAACCTTTTTGTTAACTCAACCCAATAACCTCGGTTTTTGGGATTGTAACCATCTGCGACCATCATTTCATCAATCTTTTTGGCTACCTGACTGTATCGGTCAGAACCGTTTGGTTGATACCAAGGGTTCTTTTGCATCCATTCCGTGGCTAAACGCTGAATCGTAGGATCAGGCGCTTGTTGCTGTTGGGGTGGATTGCGATACTCATGGTCGGCGCGCTGTTTTAAGGCGTTGAGGTTGCGAATCTCTTCTTGGGCGTTCTGCCACAAGGTTTGCGCTTCAACCATGCCCTGCCCGTCTTGGGACTGGGTAGCCTCTGCCAACTTCATTTTGGCGTATTCGAGCCGAACACTCGCATCGTCAATGTTCTTCTCAATACGGGTGATGTCGGCAGCCTTGGTGTTCCGCTCCAACATGGACAAACGACGCTTGAATTCCTCATTCTCGCGCTGTAAAGCCATTAATCGAGCGTCTTTTTCCGCATTCGTCTTGCGGATTAAATCTTTTTTCGCCTTTCGTTTATTTCGTTTGGCGACCCGAAGCTCCTCATCATCAGCGTCAGAGGGTTCATCGTCTATTGAACCGCCTTCCGCAGCCTCTACAGGCTCCTTATCGTCATCTTGAGGGTCGTTTTCGGAATCAAAAGCTAAATTTTCGGGCAAATCGACCGTAGCCGAGCCGTCATTTGCTTCAGAAACCAAAAATTCCTCGTCCTTTTGCGAATTTTTGTCATTTTCTGACATTATTTGTACTCCCTAGTTTAAATAAATGCCTTGAATGACAACGGGTTGCTCGTCACCTTGGCAATTAACTCGTGGTCGTTGATGGTCATAAACAGTACAGGCTCATCGTCGCCCTCTGCCTTGACTTCCCAACGGTCACCGCCGTAGCGCGGAACGCGAACGTAGTCCCCTTTCTTAGCCCAAACGCCTTCGACCCACTCTTTCATGGTGTCTCGGTTCTTGAACGCTAGGGGGCCAATTTCCACGATCTTGCCGATCATGTTGTTCCACTTCTCAGCTTCCCTGTCTTCCTCAACGAGGATGATCCCGCCGTCCGTCTTTTTCTTGACTCGCAGCAACTGAACGATGATCCGACCGCCGTAAGGGGTCATCCCACATTCAACATCAGGGAAAGCCCACGCCAGTGCTTTTGCGTCTGGCTTGGATTTAACTAGAGCAAACTTCTCTATCTTCTTATCTTCCACATCGACTCCTTCGCACCATACTTTCAGGTGCATTCTTTAAGCGCTTTGCAGCGCAGCCACAAAATTGGAGGGTTTATTCTCCGTTTTTATCCTCGTCTAGTAAGTTTTCTATGATCTCAAGCGTTTGCTCTAAGCCCATATACACACCTACTAGCCGCTGATATGCGTTGAAATCTGGTGGATTCCCCGTGGCTAGGGATTCCTTGATTTCGGCTTGCTTGACCTTAATCCGATTGATTATGCGGCCAATCATTTGCTTTTCTTGCTAGGGGCTTGGGACAGACCGCCGCGAGGCTTGCTGCTGCCATGACCCTTTAAGCTAGTTCCGTTTAACTTTTCACCCATAGCAATACGCTTGCGTTGGGGGACGAATTCGCTACGTTGATCTGCATCGCTCTTAGACATTTGGATTTACTCCTTGGTTGGGTTGGTTTTGGGCAGCCAGTTGGGTTTGGTTATCCATCAGGTTCTGCCGTTCTTCGGACTGGTTGTCCGCGTTGTTCTGAATTGTCTTGTGGGTCAATTCAGCATTCTTAATGGCAATCTTGGTCTGATTGTCCATCTGATGTTTCTGCAATTCGACCTGCATACGCGCCTGATCGATCTGTACGTCTTGCTGATCCTTCTGCGTCTTGCGTTGGGTCTCAGCCATAGCCGTATCCTTGACCACCTGAGCGTCTGGGGGTAACGGTGGGGGCTGATTGCGCTGTTGAGCCATCTGCATGAGTTGCTGGAAGGCAGGGGCAAACTGGCTAAATACCTGCTGAGTATCCAACATAACGTGAGCGCCCGAGGTTGTGTATAGCTTATCAATCTCTGGGGTAAGGTTGGGGTCGTCATAGTTAGCGATGGGCTTGCCAACCGATTGCTCAACGTACCCATTAGCCCGATTGAGATACCACAGGGTCATGTGTTGCTTGAGGTGTTCGATTACGTTGTTAAGGTAATTCGGATCGGCAAACGGCGACTGCCCCAAGAACGGGTTCATCGAAAATTGCAGGTGATCCTGAATGTGAGCAATGTGATCCTGTTGGATGTAGGCATAGGCTGGTTGACCAATGATCATCGCCGCGTTTTCATCCGCAGAGGTGCGCTGCTCAGGGGATGGGGTGTCCTTCAGCAGTTCGTTGATATTCGGAATCTTCATCTGCTTCATAACCCGAGCCAAGACCGTGTTCATGTTGAACTGGTCTGGGTGCTTTTCAGCCAAAGCCAAGATAGCTTGGTTTTGAGCCATGCGCTGAGTTTCGGAGAAGATGTGCGGGTCGGAAACAGGAACGATGTCCGTGTTCTTGGCAAAGTCATCACGGCTAATATCCAAGTCCGTAATAACGTCAGCCTTCTTCATGTCATCGAAGTGCCAGCGGTTTAACCGACAGAGAATCTTCAGTACCCGAGCCTGAGCCGAGTGCAGTCGCGCATGAATTGACGAGAATACCGCCGCGCCTTGCTCGATCAGCGCCTGAGTCGTTCCCACGGGGGCGTTTGAGGTGATGTCGGCAATCTTCTCTTCGCTAGTGGTCAGCACGCCCTTGGTGGCTTGATCCAACCATCCCAACAACTCAAACAAAACTTGGGACGGGGGATTAAACGGCATCGGCATGGCGATCTGTTTAATATCCTGAACGCCGGGAGCGCCTTCGATCTCTACCACTTGGGTGACATCGATCTGTTGGCTCTGACCGCTCATTTTCGCGCCCTTGAGCTTCAGCATCGTGGCGGCGTTATTGATGTGGGCAGAGTCAAGCAAAGCCCGTAGCGAGCCTGTGAGCGCCGCTGATAGCCCGCCAATTAAGTGCGGCAGACCGATCGCGTACGCTCCACGCCAAGGGATGAACTTGAACTCTACGATCCAGTCCAGCTTGGTCATCGTCTTGTCTTGCTCTTCCCAGTTGCGGTATAGACCCAAGACTTCCTGATCCAACTCATCAATCATCAGAATGTAAGGCGCGGACTTGCCCTTGGTCTTTTTGTCGTCTTCCAACTCAAGGTAAGTGTAGATGTGATAAACCTTTCTCAGACCGTCCTTGTTGGTCTCGAACTGCTTACCCTCGACCTTGTTGTTGGCTTTTTGAACGCCAGACATCTCTAGGCTTTCGGTCGCCTTGACGATTCCGATGTCCCGATACATTCCCGATCGCACCCGTCGATCGAACTCGTACTGAGTAATCTCGTGAATCTCAGCCGCTCGAGAAGCGGTGTAGAAGTTGGTAGCCGCAAACGGAAGGATGATGCGATCGATCGGAACAAACTCCACGCAGGGGCGTTTCTTTTCCTCATCAAACCATAGCTTGAAGTATTGCGAGCCGCCCATTGGCAACTGAGTCAACAGGACTTCCTGCTCGTCACGGAACTCTTCGATCTGCTCGGTGATCTGCCAGTTAAGGTACTCAGCCTTGCGTGAGGCTGAATCCTGCTTCATATCGTCATTCTTGCCAAGAATCTTGGTCTTGACAGGCCCATCGGGTGGGAACATCTCTTTGATGGCGCGGGCGGCAAAGTCCACGCAGCCCTCAGCCATAGCGGGGTGGACAACCTTGGACGCGCCCATGAACGTAGCGCCGCCGGGAGCATCGTTTCCTAAACCCGTGCGTTTGATTCCTTCCTCGTACTGCTTGTCGCGGAGCGATCGGGCTTCCTTGTCCGACTCTAGCAGGTCAAGGTATCGGAACACCAACTGCGACAACTCTCCGCTGTCGATTGTGTCCGCAAGGTTGTCGTAGAACTCAGGATTAAATTCAGGGCCATCTTCCAACGTGATAATAGCCGAGCCGTCCTCTTGCTCCTCAGTCGGGAGGTCAGGCATATCGACAATGGCTGAACCATCGTCTTGCTCGTCTATTTGAATATCGTTCTCGTCCATTATGGTGTCCTGTTAATTTATTGGCATGATAAATGGCGCGGTTGGATCATATTGCTGGTTCAGTTGATTTAATTTACCAGTAATTTCCCAACCTTGAACCATGCTTCCTTGAGATTCTTGAGATGATTCCCATTTTTGCAATTCATCTTGAACTTTTTGTTGAGCGGCAGTTAAAGGAGGCGGTTGCGGAATTTTTCCTAAACCGCCCATACCAAGCATTCCTAACGAGGGCATTGTCGGAACTTGTTGGGGAGTTGACCCTGCCGAAGTGCAAACTGGCGTACCGCCTTGCTGAGGCGTTGCAAACGCTTGGGCGCAACCTAGGTATCCTTGGACGGGCTGAGTTTGAGTCGTTTGTTTAATAACTTGAGGCTGCAAGTATTGTTGGCGATTGGTTTGACCCATAAAAGGATTGGCTGAACCATACGGGTTCGGAGTCAAGTTATTGGTGGGGTTTAGTTGCCCCGTCATCCCGCTAGCCATGCCGCCTAAGCTAGTAACGCCCGCACCGCCTTGACCTCCTGCGCTTCCGCAGTTGTTCATGGTGATGTTCAGGTCGAGCTTACCCGAGCCAGATACGCCGCCACCGCCAGCTTTGTGGACAGGCTTGTGCATCATAAGGGCGTATTGCATACCGTCCTGAGAGACATCGCCGCCTTTCTTTTTTCCAGTCAATTTTTTAAGCATCTGTTGGTATTCGCCAACTTGATTAATGTACTGCTCATCAATTGGTTCGCGGAACCCCGACATCTTTGCCATGCCAAACGGCTGAACGTGACGGCGCTTGGCTTCTGGCATTAATTCGATTTGTCGTCGAGCTTCAGCCATAGAGCGAGGGAAAGCAATTTCAGGCGGCATCATCAATTCAGAATTGGCAGCCACCCTCGAAGGAATGTCATGGCTGTACGTTGGATGACCAGAGATTAACTGTTTCATCTCACGTTCAGGGTGCAATTCCATGATGGTTTTACCGCTTGCGCCTGTTTGTAAATTGCGAAGGTCGCCATTCGTTATGGCATAAATTACATCCTCAGCCGATGGCGTGTTCGCTGGCAAGTTTCGTTTAACCGACAAAATGTGGGCAATCTTTTTTCGAATCTCTGGATTCATTTGCGCTTGCAGCATTACGTCTTCAGGCTTCTCAAAGCCGGGGAAATCTTCAAAAGCAGCATACCCCATCAATGGTTTTCGCATCATGTTGTTTAAATTTCTAAGATGTTTTTTAGGAAACGTCTCAGGCTTTTGGTATGCAAGCAAAGTATCTAAATGGTGCATTGCATGGTAAAGAGAGTCAGGACTCATCTTGACGTACTGCCCATAAACTTTTGCTTCAGGGTTTTGTTCTTTGATGTCTTTGGCTCGATTTACAATAGAGGCCGCTGCGACTAAATCGCTTGCCCAACCCTCTGGGTGTCCATACTTGCCATAAGCATGACCTCCGAATTGCCCAACAGGTCGGCTAAGTGGGGTATCGCCAATTCCATGAATCTCTACAGCAGCCTGCGGGGATTCCGTTAACGACCCGCTAGACATGAGTCCACCAATACTAGGATCGCCGGGAATTCCAATTAAGTGGCTTCCCTTCATTGATTCGTAGTTGACTTCAGGATAAGACTTTTGAGGCGTAACCTCTCGAACGTCAACTGGCAAATTCTTTTCACGAGCCAATTGCCGTAAAGTCTTTTTGTTCGGATTGTCCTCTCCAGACATCTGTCGAGCCATCATCTCTGCTGCCATTTGCATGGTGTTTTTTGATATTGGCTTCGCAGGAGGATAAACAGGCTGCGGCTTATCTTTTGGTTTGCCGCCACCGTTGTAGCCCTGAACCTGCCCGCCTTGAGCCATCTGTGGGGGCTGCATAGCGCCCATAGCCCGACCCTGTGGGGTCATCTGGAGCATATTGCCCATCGGGGGCGGCGGTGCTTGTGGAGCGCCCATAGGTGCGCCTTGTGGTTGACCTTGTGGGGGCATACCTTGGGGAGCGCCCTGTGGGGGCTGAGGCATACCCGGCGCTTGCGGGGCTAATTGCTTGCCCGGCATCTGCCTGTTGGTGTCAATGCCGCCTTGGGGTAGCGGAGCATTGACTCTCGCGCCGCCAACTGGTGGGGATTGTCCGTCCTCGCCGTTGGGGTTGGCAAACATTTTGGGCTGCATACTCGGGGCTTCATTAACGCCGATGCGGGTTGCGTTGGGCATCAGCCGTTTGGTCTTGAGAAGTTCAGCCCGCATTTCATTGATTGATCTAGCCATAGGGGTTGCTAACCCTCCGTCCGCTTTGTGAATTGTGCCGCCGTGGGCTTTGTTTTCTTCTGGGTAGTATCCCCACTCGTGAATTGAGTCGGCATTCGTCCATACATGCTTTGCAGGGACACTCATGCTGGCAATCTTGTAGTCGCCTTTGAGTGCGCTTTCACCATGTGCTTTTGCATACTCTTTGCTGATTGTAACCCAGTCACCCTTGCGGATCATGTGCTTAAGCGGCGCATCTTTTTTCAGCGCCTCTTTGTACACGCTGGTGGGTATGGCGCGATGAATGTCAACCATCTCGTGTGGCTTGCCTTTGACGCGCATCACCTTGTTGTATGCGTCATTGTCAAAATCCCATCCTTGGCTGGCATAGTAGCGACGACCGTTGGGGCCATAGAAGTCGGCAGGGTACATGTTATTGGTGACATCGTGCATGGGTGCGCCAAAATGTGGGCCGGGCGCGAGGTGAATGCCGCGATAGTCTTCATCGCTGCCTCCCTCGCTCATATGGATTGTTCCGCCATCCCGATAGACTCCAAAGCCGTTCTCTAGGATGCTCTTTCGCATTGTAGGGGTCATCTCAATGGCGTGATAGCCATTGATGTTCTTGTCTGGGCTTCTCACCGAAGTTAGCTTGGCTTCTGGGTCATGCTCTCTCGCCAGAGCCAGAACACGTTTGGGCAGGATGTTGTCGTAATAGTCGATCATGCCCTTGCCGCCAACAGAAAGGTCTTGACCCTTCAGTTGGTGGAAAGAGTCTACAGGCTCAGTTGCCAATAGCTTTTGAGTCACTTCTTTTCCAACCAATCTCTCCAATTCTTGTGGATCGGAAATGCGGTTGAAAATTAACCTACCCTTTTTCTTGCCAAAAAATTGTTGACGTTCTGGGTTGTAATGAATTTCATCAACGTGTTTTGATAGCAGGTATCGATCAGCATTCACCTGCCCCGGTGTCCATGCGAATGTGTTGTGACCGCCTTTAGCGGCTCGATATAAAGCAGTCTTCAAACCAAGGTCAGTCCACTTCTGAGTGTTGCCAATAAATGGCATATCATTCATTTTTTTATTTATATCTGACCTGCGTTTATTAAGTTCAGAAATTTTCTCTCGAATGCTATCGCGTTGATCAGTAAATTTTATGGATTCATTTGTCCAGAATTGAAGCTCTTCTGGAGTTCTTGCGTTCACCGCTGTCAATGATGCCTCATTCTTTTTGTTATTGAATTCGTGCCATGAACTTGACAATTTATTATATTGCGAATCTAAGCCCTCTAACTCTTTCGTCTCTTCTGGGGATTGTACTCCATTTTTGCGAGCGGTTTGACCCCAGTCGCTTTGGAGTTCATCTAGTAGAAAATGCAGCTTCAAACCGCCATATTTCTTTTCAGCTTTGGCGTAATCGGCTTCGGTTGGACGAACAACGTTATAGGCTGAGTTTTTATCTTTTGCCTCCAGACTAATATTTATTATGTTGTTTGTTTTGGATTTTACAGATGCCAACAATTCATCTTTTGGCAATGTCCAATCAGTGAATACGCCCAAATCTTTAACTGCGTTTTGAGCGCCGTGATAGGTTGGAATGTCCCTTGAGACAACCAATCCTGAATGATCGTGGGTGATGTTGTAATTTTTGGGATTATCTAATGATTTGTTAATCGACAACCCATTCACGCCAGTAGACCAAGCGGGAAAGTCTTCTCGGTCTCTTGTGTCTTTTCTGAAAATTGACAATGTTTTGTCTGGATTTGGAATTTTTGGTTTTGTGGCTTTTACCGATTCAACATCATCGAACTCTTTAGTTCTATGATGAACCACAGGGTTTGTGGTATCCCAATGCAACCGAGGTTGGAAAATAGGTCGATCGCCACCGAACGCCAAAGGCGATGTCATGGCGTATACATTAGCGCGGTATCCCTCTCCACCCTTGGTTGAGTAATCGGCAAATTTTTTAGCTTGGCTTTCATCGATTGTTAGCCTCGGGCGCTCTTGCTCAAAGTATTTAGCCAACTCATCTCGGCTGACCGTTGGATAGTCCGCATAAGCGTTTTGTACGTCTGAGTACTTGATCTCGTCTGGTTTAACGCCTTTCGCCTTGGCGATCATCGCCAGCATCTGTTGGGGAGTTCCCTTCTCTTGGGGGAGTTGACGCGCAACCTCGGCGGCTCGGCTGTACAGACCATGCTCGTCTAATTGTTTGGTGGGGCGCATGGCGAGCGCATACTTCATCGCGTCTAATGAATCAGCCATGTCGTCCTCCCTGTGATTTGCGCATATTAACCCCAACGGTCAGGGTTTGTCGAATTATCAATGATTACAAAGACCGCAACCGCCGCAATAGTGCCTAGTAGTGCCACTACAAACAACCAGATTAGAATCCACTCAGGCTGCATACGGATTGCCTCGAGCCTTTGCGTTAAAGATTTCAGCGTCCGTAATGTCCTCTTCCGTGATCTCTTCGCGGGGTTGGGCATCGATGCTGATCCATCCAGCGTCACGCAAGTATCTCAGCCCTTGACTAATACAGTCAACAAATTCATCGTGTACCGTCTCGGGGAATGAGCATATCTGGCTTACCATGCCCTCAGCCCAGTCTCGGACGTATCCCTTCCGCACCGATGACTCGGGAACCCAGACCCGACCAGCTTTGATGATGTTCGCCACGATCGACAGCCGTTGTATCTTGTCAGCCTTCCCCGGGTTGTACGCAATCACGGGTAGATGCGCCCGCTGTAAGTCCTGAATGAGAGAGATGCCCGCCGACTTATCTTCCACTAAAAGCAGGTCTACTAGCTTACGGCTCTTGCCCTCGCCGTAGACTGTTTCGTACTCGCTAATTACTTTAGGGCGCAGGTCGGGATACTGTAGATGCTCCTGCCAGCAGTCCAGAATCATTACGCTCATGCCGCCGTCCAGAGGTTTGAATACGCCGAGGGTAATGCAGCCAGTGGGGTCGTTAACAGTCTTGTCCGAGGTCGCGCAGTCATACGATTGGATAATGAACTCGAGCTTGGGAAATGGTTTGTTTGGAGGCCATAGCCTGAACCATTCGCGGCGAACGATGCCGCCTTCCTCTGGATCGATGATCTCGGCGTGAATCTCTTGCCGACCTAGTTTAGTCCCTTCGTACTGAAGTATTTGGTTCTGGAAGGATTGGGCAAGGTTCTTGATGTTCGAGTATGTCGATGCGCGGGTTATAACAACGTCCTTGCCCTCGCGGTCGATCAGATCAAGAACAACGTCCTTTGGCTTCGGTGTGGTCGTGCAGATTAGCTTGGTTCGTTTACCCAAGCGAATGCCGAACTGAATCATGTCCCACGACTCTTGCAAGTATTCCCACGCCGCCAGTTCGTCCAGCCAGCCGCCGTGGAACTGAGGGCCTCGAAAGCGTTCTGGTTCCGAGGCCGGGATGCCTTTGATCAGGCTGCCGTTAACCAACTTTAACTCGTGCAGGGCTTTGTTGTAGTCATCTATTAACTCAGGCGGGATAACGGATAGCAGGCCAGAGTCGCCTTCGAAACAAGTTGCTTTAACGTCTCCCGAGGTCGGGGCTGATACCAGCCAGCGCGTGTTCGGTTCGCGCCATGCCCACTGCCCGATCGTCTCCGCTGCCGCACGGGTCTTCCCCGCGCCGCGTCCTG